AGTTCAGGTGATTTAACAATAAAAGGTGGAAGAATCATCCTAAGAGAATCTGATGATGGTAATGATGCAGTAAAAATAACAAGAGATGCAGATGAAGGTTACTTACAACTATTCTCTTCAGGTTCGCAAACTGTTGAACTAAGAGGTAATGGTAACTCTTACTTGAATGGCGGCAACCTTGGTATAGGAACGACTTCGCCAAGTGAGAAGTTGCATGTCTCTGGAACAACTCTAGCTGATAAATTTACAAAAACTGGTACAGGATATGGTTGGACAACAAACACTTTTACAGTTGACCAAACAGTTAATTTGTCAAGTGGGTGGGCAAGAAGTTATAGATGGTTCAATCAAAATGGTACAGCAGATACTACAACTATGTTCTTTGGTGCACTTGGTGGTGCGAGTGGATTAACAAGAGGTTATTGGACTGTTGGCGACCCTGCTTCTATAGATGCTACTGGATTCAATACAACAAATGGTATTTTTTTATTACCATCTGGTGATGTTGGTATAGGTAAGACAAGTGTAAATAACCCAGCTACAGGCAGACAGGTATTAGAACTAAATGGTTCATCTGCAAGTGCATTATTAAATCTTAGTGTTGCTGGTACAAGATATGGATATCTTTTTTCTGATGCCACAAACGGCACACAATTAGTTTCAGTAAATTCTGATTTAAAACTATTTTCAAATAATCTTGAACGTATGCGAATTAAGTCAGATGGCAACGTAGGCATCGGAACTACTTCGCCAACTGAAAAACTACAAGTAAACGGAAAAATTAAAGTAAATAATGGTGGTAACTTATTCATAGATTCAACTGCTACTGATGTGAACTTTGCAGCTACTGGTAGTCAGTTGATGAGATTTGAAACCAATAGTTCTGAAAGAATGAGAATAACCAACTCAGGCAACGTAGGTATAGGAACTAGTTCGCCAAGTGCAGCCTTATCAATTTCAAAACAAACAGCAGCACTATCAGGTTCAGGTAATAGTTATGGGTTATATTTATACCCTACTTCATCAGGAGTAGTTAATATAGATGCTCTTACAGGCAGTGGGGGTAACACAGATTTAAAACTAAGAAGTTATAACAATGGAACATATAACCAATTAATTGGCTCAAGTTCAGGTGGAACAGTTACAACATTTGAAACTGGTGGAACTGAAAGAATGCGAATAGACAGTTCAGGCAAAGTAGGCATAGGAACGAGTTCGCCAAGCAAGAAGTTGCACGTTCAAAATGGTAGTTCAGGATTCTCAGGCTCTTATAATTCAAGAACAGCAGCTATTTTTGAAGGTAGTGCATCAAATGGTACAACCATATCAATTATGTCGCCACCTACAGGATTCTCAGCAGTTTACTTTGGAGACGATAGTCAAGAATTTAGTGGTCAAATAGCATATGAACATTCAGTAAATGCTATGAAGTTTCTTGTAACTGCTGGTGAAAAGATGCGTATCAGCTCAGCAGGTAACGTAGGTATTGGTACGGCTTCACCAGATAGAAGTTTAGTTGTTAATCATGCTTCTGATACTAGAGTTAAATTACAAGAAAACGGTACAGATGCTATGCAATTACAAGCAACATCTAGTGAAGCAAGAGTTTCTGCTATTGGTGGTTCAATTCCTTTGGCTTTACATACTAATGGTGCTGAACGTATGCGTATTAAT